AGGCCAAGAGAAGGGCTTCTCATGAATGCGTTTGTAGCACCACTCTCCTGCTTTTTGTAAATCAGCCCGATTGTTGTAATAGTGATTCAAGATGAAGGCCAGATTACTTGGTGATGGCTGCCCGCGCTCCAGTCCGTAGTTCCTATCAGTTTCCCAACTTTCAATGGTAATGCGCATCACATCATTGAAAATCTCTTTCAAACTGGTATGGTCTGGCACCACTTGTGCTACGCCCGTTGCGGCATGTTCAGTGTTAACCAAGCCCCATCCTTCGCCTAAACAAGTGTTAACGCCTACGTCCACTGCGTTATACACTTTATTGAGTTGTTCAATGGAAAGGCAGTTGTGCGTAGAGAAACTAGGGCTTGTCAAAATAAGCTTACCAGCGGGATCGTATCCTGCATCTTTCGCCACACGCTTAAACAATGGAATGAGATCCCACCCCATGTCTTTCTTGCCCATGTTGAGCCAAAGTCGAGCGTCGGGCTTGTCCTTGGCAAATTCAACAAAGCCTTTAATGGTTAGGTCAATGCGTTTGCGTGGCTGATTCCTGTTGCCATTGAAGACAATGAAAGTATCTTCTGGCACTCCTAGATCCCTGCGGCATTCGGGCTTGTCCATGGGGAAGAACTTAGTAAAGTCTGTGCCATGACCAACTATGTGAATGGGCTTTTCGTAGCCAATCTTTTGAAGCTCTTCCTTCGCAAATTGAGTGTAAGTGATTAAGCAGTCCCACTTGTTAATGGCAGGCAAGAGTTCAGCAAACAAGCCATAGGAATCAATGGGGGTGTAAATGCAGGTTTTGAAGCCAATGCTTTCCTTGAATGGTTCAATGGCGTCCGTCAGACTGATTGCCACCCAAATGTCATTGACAATGAAAACCACATCGGGCTTGATGACTTGTACTAGCTCGCCAATGCGATGAGAGCCGAATGGATCGGAGCCATGCGCCATGGCCGGGTACATCCGACAATGCTTCTGCATCTCGTTGGGGTCACCATGCCAATTTACCGCCAGTGCATGTACTTCATGCTCTTTCGCTAATGCTGGAATGAGGAACTGAGCCACCCTCCCAAAGCCTGTCTCTACGCCTGCATCTCCTGCAAATAAAATCTTGGCCACGTAAAACAAAGAAGCTCGCTAGATGCTACATCACTTTTTTACACTGGCACACTTGGCGCCTGTTGCCTGAAATACTCAACGCGGCATTTGCATCGTGCTCCACATTCGCAACGTTGCCCTGGCATGGGAAGGCTTCCAATGGGGACAATTCCCTTTGCTGCATAGCCTGGGCAATCACGACAATGCACAGCTTGATCGTCCAAGATGCGGCGCATGAGGCCATAGCCTTGCTGCTGCTTGCGCAGTTCAGTGCCTTGCCAGAAAGAACCCCTTACGCTTTGTGCATACAAGCCGATGCGTGCAACAGCCATAGGAGCAGAAATGCGCTGTTCCAGAAGATCACGAGCAAAGCTTTGTAGATAGGCATATTCACCGCGAAGCTTTTGGCCAATGCGACCAAACTCTCCGCTTCCCATGTTGTCCTTGCCGCCATAGCCGACAATGGCCGCTTGAATGTGAGCGCCTTTAATGGCTTCCCTTACACTTCCTTCCCATTGATCTAAGGTGATATTGCCGCTGCTCAACATGCGTGTGATGCGCTTGAGCGAACTTTCTAGCTTATCAATGCGACCATCAACAAGCTTTTCCACGGATGCTTGACTAAGAAACCTGCCTTTCTCGTCGCGATAACGTCCACTATTGCGGTCATAAGACCACGCAGCGTCCATTCTGAGAGAAGAAACAATGGAGGAGAATTGGCTAATGTCATTCAGCATTGTCGGCTTCCAGGAGTTCCTTGAAACGAGCAGGGGCTTCTTCTTTCCATTCGGCTAAAGCTTTGTCAATGTCCTCTTCGGAAATAAACGCAGCTTCGTCAATGCCTCCCAAAATGCGCCCTTCCACTTTCATAGGGGCGGCATCTCCCTTGAAATAGGAGGCTTGTTCCTTCTTGCCGCTGAATGCTTTTTCCATTGAACCATGCTTGCGCTTGTACAGTTCCTTGTACTTGCGCGTGACGTAGGCACCAGCAACGGCACTGGGCCACACTTTGAACTTAGCTTTTGCTGCAGCAATCGCTTGTTGATGAAGCTCTTTATCTTTGAACTCGGCATCCTCTTTTACTTTCTCTAAGTCGCCTTCTAAAAGCAAGCCAGCCGAATCTTCCACTTCTCTGCTCCCGTCCATTGGCAAAGTGCCATTCTCTTCGTTCATTGGATCGCGCCCGCCAGGAGGCACTTTCATTTTGCCCCCTTCCTGAGTGGAACCACCCCCTGCTTGAGTAGGAAGTTCACGAACCACCGATGGATCAAGAGTGAGTTCCATTGACCACTCTGTGCCCCCATAACGGGCATCCGCCACTTCCTTCGGACTCAGTACGCCAAGCTGAATGTAGCGCCCGTCTACGGCTGCCACGCGAGCACGCACGTCTGCTTTTTCCCTTTCGTTCAGCTCGAAGAGGTCGTTGAAATGGATGCGCCATGAATCTGGCACTTTCCCATTGGTGGGACCGTCCTTGCTCAGCATGATCATCTCAACTAGCTGCTGCATGGGGCGCTTGAAGTGGGCGCTTTGATAATCACCAAGCATTTTTGCAAAGTCTCGCTCTTCGCTCCTGCCAGTAGAACCAAGACCGCCAGGGCTTTCCCCGAAGAGAATAGTATGGGGAATTTGTGAAGCGCCAATAATGTCAATGCGAAGCTTTTCAAGGATGTCGCCTATACCCCCAAAGTTACGACTAATAAATTCAAGCTCCTCTTTCTCGGCATCGATTGCGTAGCCACGATAGACGCTCTTGCTCATATCATTTAGCACTAAACGATCACGCACGTCTTGCTCTTTGCCAGCGGCAAGCATGGTGGACAGGCCGCGAAGTTTATGCACAAAGATGTCAAACTCCGTGAGAAGCGTTGCGGCAGAGCTAATGCCCGTTGAATAAAAGCGGAAGCTGTCGTAAACCGGCTGAAGGGCACTCATCCCCCATCCATAGTTCCTTTGCCTCACACGATACGGGAGCCACTTGCCGTCGAATCTGAGGATTCTATCTTTGTGAATGCGAGTTAACTGTGGTTGACGAATGAGGTCGCCCGAAATAATTTGATAGTACGTTGCCTTGGAGTAGTCGTACAGTGCTTCTTCATTGATTACTGGCGCGATTTGCCAACGGTCGAGCACTTCCATGCCTTCAACACTGCGAATGTTGCGCCTGTCTACGGGCTGATCAGCAGCGCGACCATCGTCGATGTAGAGCAGAATGACAGCACCGCCAAACAATCGAGCGTTTTTACAAGCAAGACCAAGATTTTCAAGGATGTACAAATCTTCTATTACTTGCTCAATGCCCGTCACTACTTCCGCCTTCGCCCCCTCTCCACCGAACAGCACCTTGAAACCCTTACGAGTGGCCTGTTCCGCGACAATATCTACGATACGCTGAGGAATCCACATGCCATAAAGGTTTTCAAGCTCCTCTTGTCCCAGGAAAACCAATGGAGTGGTAGTGGTGTAACGGCTTTTGTCTCGACTTCCTCCCATGCCCGTCAAGGCATTCACAAGCCCGTCCACTCGTAGGCTTTCGTCACCGTTGTGCCCAAGATTTACAGTGTCTTCCACTCTGCTCGTTACGATGTATTGCGCTTATGCTAGCGAATGGCTACAGTGGCCATGTCGTTCTTTTCTTTATGCCCACTCCCATTGAATTTGTCTTCACCGAGGAAGAGCGTCAGCAAGCAATGGAGGAAGGACTGCGCAGGCAGGGCTTTAATGAAAGCAAAGGTTTACGAGGGCGCAATGGTGGTGCGTGGCAAGGGAGCAAGGCGTTGGATATTCATTTGCTTGGCGCAGCAGGGGAAATGGCCGTGGCATCTTTTCTTAGCATGAAAGAACATTTGTACCAAGAAACGGAAGCTCGTCGTGGCTCAGATGACTTGCCTGGTGGTATTGATGTGAAAACCAGATCAAAAGCGCGCTACGATTTGATTGTGCAAAAGAGCGCAGACCCTAAGAAAAAGTTTGTGCTTGTGACCATAGAAAGCCAGCAGACGCTGCTCTGGGGTTGGTGTTATGGTCATGAAGCTTTACAAGAGCGGTTTTGGGCCGATCCTGCACGAGGAAGGCCCGCCTACTTCGTAGGAAAAGAACACTTACGCCCCATGGAGACTTTGAAATGACTAAGAAAGACCCAAATCGCTTCTATGTCTATGCGTATTTAAGGTCTAAGGACTCTGAACACGGCAAGAGACTAACGCCTTATTACGTTGGCAAGGGCGCACGAGATAGGGCGACTTCCAAATGCCGAACCGTGCACAAGCCGTCTGATCCATCTTTTATTGTTTACATCCAAGAAGGCATGACAGAGCAAGAGGCCTTTAACCTTGAAAAGTATTGCATTGCTCTTTATGGGCGCATTGACAAAGGCACTGGCATTTTGCGCAACTTAAGTGATGGTGGAGACGGCCCTAGTGGGACTATTTACTCCGAGGAAAGGCGTAAAAAACTTGCAGAGTGGTCAAGAGGGCGCACTCATCCGCCTGAAGTTAGGCGCAAAATCGGAGAGGCACAAATGGGCCCCAAAAACCACGCGTGGGGAAAGGAGATGCCAAAAGAAACGCGTGACAAGATTTCCAAGGCAAACAAAGGACTGCGACGGTCGGATGAATCTCGCCGTAACATTGCAAAAGGCAAGTGCAAATACAAATGCGTTTTCGTGAGCCCTACAGGACAGATTCATCACGTTGATAATCTTCATCAATTTTGCCTAGAGTACAAATTGCATCGAACCTTGATACTCCAATTAATCAGAGGCGAGCGAGAGCATTACAAAGCTTGGACTGTTGAATCAGTAGAAATTTTAAGGTGACCAAACTTCGCTGTTCAGAATTTGCACGCCACGCACTTGGCGTGGAATTATGGCCTAAGCAGAGACAAATTCTTGACAATCTATTTGAAAACAATATCAATCACGCTATCTGGGCGCTAGGCAGACGCAGCGGGAAAACTTTTATGAGCGCAGTGGCTGCTGTCTACATGTGCTTCGTGCAAGATGAATTTTTCATTAAAAAAGTAAGGAAGGGAGAAAAGTGGTACATCATTGCAGTGGCCAACGATTTAGGCCAGTCCAAGATTGCGCTTGACAACATAAGACAACTCATACTAAATAGTCCATTTAGAGAGGAAATTACTAGGGAAACTTCCCTGGATATTGAAATTAGTAATAACTGTATTTTCCAGGCTATACCTGCTTCGGCCAGGGCTTCTCGTGGTAAAGCAGTAGTGGCAATTTTGCAAGATGAGTTGGCATTTTCTATAGAAGGCGACATGAATAGGGGCGCGGAAGCTATGTACAACGCGCTGTCTCCATCTATTGCGCAGTTTGGAAAGTACGGCAAAATTATTGAACTTTCTTCCCCATGGCTCACCTCAGGATTATTTTTTGACCACTTCAAACAAGCCGAAAGTGGCGAATTCCCTGGGATGGAGGCAAAACAGATCCCCACGTGGGAGATAAATCCATCGCTTCCATGGGGGTGTGACTTTCTGGAAAGAGCCAGAAAGAAGGATGAAGAGAGCTTTCAAATTGAATTTGGCGCTCAATTTCGGCGTAACAACTCTGTACTCATTGCGCCTGAAATTGTTGATATAGCCGTAAACAAAGAACGTAACACTTTACCGCCTAACCGTGAATACATGGGCACATATGTACTTGCATTGGACCCAGCTCGCGGAGGAGCAGGAAGAGACTCTTACGTGGCTTGTATTGTTCACTACGAAGGCGAACGATTAGTCGTAGACAAATTCCACACTTTTGATGCTAATTTTGAGATTGCTGGAAAGAAAGAAGTAAACATTGCGCAGGTAGAGCTATGGATAGAAGAGCACCATCGCATTTATGATTTTCAAAGTATCATCTTGGACCAGTATAATTCAGCGGGCACCATCCAAAATATGGCCAAAAATTATCCTATTGCGGAACTTGTTTGGTCGGTGAGTACAAAAATGAAAGCTTTCAATAAGACTAAAGAACTTTTCAATGCTGGCCTTATTGAGCTTCCTAATCATAAAGAAGCCATCAAGCAGCTCAAGAACCTTAGTGTCATTTATAGGAGCAGTGGGCAATGGTCAGTAACTGGCGGGAAAGAAAGTTCAATCGACGATTTGGCATTTGCGCTGGCTGGAGCTATTCTTGAAGCCTCCAAAGATTCAGACGTGGATTGGATTAATTCTCTGGTGCGGTGAGCCATTAGAATTTTCAAGAATTTGCATTATTCTCCTTTCGTGAAAAAGACTCTCTTTGATCTCTCGCTAAAGGAGGCATCATATCTTATTGCTTTGTTGGAAGCCAATAGACAAACTGCGTTGCAGCTTTTAGCGGCTGATCATTTCTACGAACCATCGCTATTGCCTCGCTTGAAGACGTTTCAACAATTGTTGAAAAACCAGCAGCCAGTGAAAGAAGCGCCGCCGGTAGACTAGCTTCAACTGCTTTCATGCCATGGTCCTTTCTGAACAAGCCCAGGAAGCGCTGGAACAAGCCTTGGAGGCTGCGCAAGTGGTGCAAGCTCTTGGTGTGACAATGGAGGATCGCGCATTAGCTCATAAGGCTTACGAGCACTTTATGGAGCGCTATTTGTGGTACAAGGAAGAAGATGAGCAATTGTGCGCAGAAGAGAAGGCGATTGACGAGCCCCTGTCCTGCTAAGCTTTGTGAGCTTCCTGCAGGAGCCCGTTGGCCAACGGCTACATACCGCGCTTAGGCTTTGCTTGGCGCTTGGGATTCCGTTTTCTGGCGTCTCGTTCAATGTGGGATTGAAGGCCCTCCGATGAAGAAGGCAGGGCACTGGCAGCACCAGTTGATTCCCTATTGCGGGATAAGCTCTGCCTCATTCCTTCCATAGTTTTCTTGTTGTAGTTCTTCTTGCAGCAGTATCCAAGCTTTTAATTCATGCACATAGTCACGAAGCATTGCAGCTTTTTCTTCGTGCCAATGGTCACCATGGGAAAGAAATAATTCAGTGTGTGCGTCTATTGCTTTAAGGCAGTTATGAATGGGCGCGTTCCATCGCACCCTAGATGGAGTGTTGAACGTTCGCCTGTCGTTCACGGCCTTTGAAGAAGTCTTTGATCAACTCTAATGGCACAGGCGCAAAGTCATTCCTTTCTACGCAGGCATTAAAGAATCGCTCGTCCACTTGTCCATTGTCTATCACTAGATGACAATGGAGATGACCATGCACGTTGCCGCGATAATGCCCTGATAAGCAAGAAGGATGCACTGGAATGTGAGTGAAGATAAGACCACCAAGCATTGTGCTATCTCCATGGTGAAAATATGCTCCTCTTACATCGTCAAAGTATTGAAGGTAGAGCTTTGCATTATTTCGGTCATGATTGCCTGCAATAAGCACTTTCCTTCCCTTGAACCGCTCCATCAGGCGCACGCCAGTCTTGGAGAATGCCACGTCTCCTAGTACGTACACAGTGTCACTCTGATGCACTTTCGCATTCCATCGCTCTTCCAAATCTTGCTGCATTTCTTCCAAGCAAGAATATGGACGCATTGGAGATCCATCAGGCGCGTCGAAGGAAAGGATCTTGGCGTGATCCAGGTGGAGATCTGCTGTGACGAAGGCGCTCATGGGGGAGCTATGGGAAAGGGCGCTGCTGGGAATTGAACCTCAGGACTCTAAGCTATGGGCCTAGCGTGTGCCAACACTTCAGTGCCAGTGATCCCCTTGTTTGAGCATTGTTAAGAGGCTTAGGGGATATTGTGCTGTCACTGTAGCATCACGCCTGCCCGTATGCCGGCAAATTTAGCGCATTTGTCTCGAAAAAGCTTGGCATGACACTGGCAGTAGTACCATTAAGCTCAGGAGCTTTGCCACTAAAGAACAAGCTATCGCTTTGACGCAGCCAGAAATCTTTGTCCAAATACTTGTTGGACGATTTGCCAAGCTTGTCATAAATCCATAGCGCTGTCATCTTCCGAAGTTTGTTCAAACTTTCGCCATACTTCTCTCCCATTTCTTCGCAGATTTGAGTATGGCAATATGCGTGGCAGATTTCATCGCGACTGATGTCGCTTGCTACAGTGCGAAGCCCTTTGTCGCCATTAAAGCGAAAGAACGGAAGGATGGTAAAGAACAGGCTCCGCTCTAGGACAGCCACCTTGGCTATGGGGAAAGCAGGGTGATCAATCCATGCCTGACGAATGCGCAATGCTTCCTTTTCTGCCTTTTCATCAATGCCATGGGCTTGTGCCACATAGTTAAGAGCTAGGTCATGGCGCTCTTCATCAAGAATGTTGCTTTCAATGGAAGCAATCAGGCCAGGCGTATTTGGCAGGTCGCGCTTAAGCCCTTCCAGCAGCATGTCCTTCACGGGCAGTTCAAGGTGGCGAATGGCTAGGGCGCGGAAAATAGTTTCTTCGGAGCCAACAACAAGGGCCCCTTTAGTGACGGGCACTGCTTGCCATGGACGCTTCTTAGCAATGGCAGAACAATAATCAAGCTTTGTGGTCATTTCTTACA